TAAGATGAAAAAACAAAAACCTCACTACGTGAATAACAAAGAGTTTTCGCTAGCTGTGGTAGAATATGTGAAAACTGTAAATGAAGCACAGGCGGCAGGTACACAGATACCGAATGTGCCAAACTATATTGCTGAATGTTTTTTGAAGATCGCAGAAGGCTTGTCTCACAAGGCTAACTTTATTCGCTATACATATCGCGAAGAAATGGTAATGGACGCTGTGGAAAACTGTCTAAAGGCAATCACTAACTATAATATAGATGCGGCAACACGAACAGGTGCACCAAACGCGTTTGCTTATTTTACTCAGATATGCTACTATGCTTTTCTTCGAAGGCTGGCCAAAGAGAAGAAGCAACAGGATATTAAATTTAAATTTATAGAGAAAGCAGGTATTGAAGACTTTGTACATTATGATAGGCTTAATTCTGGTACAGATGCATCAGTAACTCGATCTTTTGTAGATCAATTACGTGAAAGGATTGATGTTGTACGTACTAATGACAGGGCCATCTCTGACTTTGCAAAGGAAGAGAAAAAGAAAGTTGTTAAGAAAAAGAAACAGGGCCTTGAGCTCTTTATGGGATGATATAAATGAAAGTAGCAGTCTTGAATGACACCCACTGCGGCGTCAGAAATAGCTCGGACATATTTCTAAAATACCAAGAAAAATTTTACACCGAAGTGTTTTTTCCTTATATGAAAGAACACAACATTAAGCAGATCTTGCATCTCGGTGATTACTATGACCATCGTAAATTTGTAAACTTTAAAGCACTTAATGATAATCGAAAAGTGTTCCTTGAACCTATGCGTGATATGGGTATTACTATGGACATCTTTCCAGGAAATCATGATGTGTATTACAAAAACACAAATGAGCTTTGTTCATTAAAAGAACTACTTGGTTATTTTACAAGTAACGTAAACATTATGATGGAACCACGTGTAGTTACATACGATACGTTGAATATTGCATGTGTACCGTGGATCAATAACGAAAACTACCAAGCGACAATGAGTTGGTTACAACAAGTGCCGGCTGATTGGGTAGCAGCACACCTTGAACTTATCGGATTTGATATGATGAGAGGTGTTAAAAATACACATGGTATGGGTACAGAAGTTTTCAATCGATTTGAAACAGTCTTGTCTGGTCACTTCCACACAAAATCGAGTCAAGGTAATATTCACTACCTAGGTTCACAGATGGAATTTACTTGGGCAGATGCTGGTGATCCTAAATATTTTCATGTGATTGACACCAAAACACGGGAGCTTACACCCGTACGTAATCCTATTACGGTATTCAAAAAAGTATTCTATGATGATACTTTGAATGATTACACCTCATATGATGTAAGCGAATTTGAAAATCAATTTGTAAAAATTGTAGTTGCTAACAAGTCGGATCCTTTCATCTTTGACAGGTTTATTGATCGTGTACAGCAAGTCAATGTCCACGAATTGAAGATTGCTGAAACGTTTGATGAGTTCATTGGTGAAAACGTGGTAGATGACAACATTAGTGTTGAAGATACTACAGAACTTCTTGACTCATATGTTGAAGCTGTTGATACAGAGCTAAATAAAGATCGTATGAAAGGACTCATGCGTGGCCTTTATGTGGAAGCTCAGAATAGGGAAATCGTATAGATGATTAAATTTAAATATGTGCGTTGGAAGAACTTTCTTTCAACTGGCGATAAGTTTACCGAGATACAACTAAACAGATCGCCAAGTACCTTAATTGTAGGTGATAATGGATCTGGTAAGTCTACCTTGCTTGATGCAATCTCATTTGCATTGTTTGGTAAGCCACATAGAAATATCAATAAGTCACAGATCATTAATACGATTAATGGCAAAAGCTGTATTGTAGAAGTAGAGTTTTCTATTGGCCAGCATGATTTCAAGATTATTCGAGGCATCAAACCAAACAAGTTTGAAATCTGGCAAAACGGCAATATGATTAATCAAGCTTCAGCAGCTCGTGACTATCAAAAGTTTCTTGAACAAAATATCTTGAAACTTAATCACAAGTCATTCCACCAAATTGTTGTACTTGGTTCAAGTTCATTCATTCCTTTTATGCAACTATCATCACATAATCGTAGGGAGGTTATTGAAGATCTACTTGACATTCAGGTCTTTTCAAAAATGAATCAAATCCTAAAAGAAAAAAATGGTGTATTGCGAGAAGAAATCAATGACACTAACTATCAACTTGATCTAGCAAAAGAAAAGATTGGTTTACAAAAGAAATACATTCGTGATATCACTGAACTGAATGAAGAACAGATTGAAGGTAAAAAGGCTGATATCCAAACTTACTCAAATGAAATCGTAGGATTGCAAGAATCATCAAAGCAGGCTACAGATTTCATTACGGAAAATGAGGATAGGGTTGAAAAGAATATCAAAAGTCTAAGTGATAAGAAACAAGGCCTATTAAACTATAGGCATCAATTTGAACAGCAGGCAAAGGCTACTGCCAAAGACGCAAAGTTCTATGAGGACAATGCAGAATGCCCTACGTGTTCTCAAGAAATTGGAAAAGAACTTCGTGATCTTAAGATTGGTGAAGCAAAAGAAAAAGCAAAGAAACTAAAAGGAGCACTTGATGATGTAGTAGTAGAAGCTACTAATGTAAATGAATCCCTTGATGAGTTTATGGAAATCTCAAAACAGATTCGCGATAAGCAACAAGATATTCATACGAATAACATTACCATTGATCGTCTTCAAAAGCAAATTGAAACACTCAATGGTGAGATTGCAGGGTTGTCTGGTAAAGATGGTGATCTTGGCCAAGCTAATGCAGAACTTCAAACATACATGGATGAAAGAGATACATGGGCTGAAAGAAAGTTACAATACATTGATGAAAAAAGTTATAATGATGCTGCAGGAGAAATGCTAAAAGACAGTGGAATTAAAACTAAAATCGTCAAAGAATACTTGCCGGTGATGAATAATCTAGTGAATAAATATCTTAATACACTTGACTTCTTTGTTTCATTTGATTTAGATGAAAACTTTAACGAGTCAATTAAGTCAAGGTATCGTGACACTTTTAATTATTCTTCGTTTTCCGAGGGTGAGAAGCAACGTATTGATCTGGCTCTTCTATTCACTTGGCGACAAATCGCTAGGATGAAGAACTCAGCCTCTACGAATCTGCTTATCCTCGATGAAACATTTGACTCGTCCCTTGACCATGACGGCATTGATAATCTTATGAAGATACTTGGTACTCTTGAAGATGGTACCAATGTTTTTGTTATTTCTCATAAGGGTGATTTGCTTGATGGCAAGTTCAGGTCGAAGATTGAGTTTGTTAAAGAACGAAACTTTTCGAGGATACAATGAAAGTAAAACTAATCAGTTACTCGCAGCCGCCTGAGGATGCAGACATCGATCTTGGTGATATCCAAGACTTGGTCGCATACTGCGCTCGTGTGAGTAACCCAGACAACCAAAACAACAAGAAGACTTCTCTTAAGTTGCTTGATTATCTTATTAAACACAAGCATTGGAGTCCTTTTGAAATGGTGAGCGTGTGTATGGAAGTGGAAACTACACGTGATATTGCTCGCCAATTCTTGAGACACAGAAGTTTTAGTTTTCAAGAATTCAGTCAAAGGTATGCAGATCCTACTAAAGATCTAGAGTTTACCATAAGAGAGTGTAGACTACAGGATCCTAAGAATAGACAAAATAGTGTTGAGATTGAAGATGATCCTTCTATTCAACTTGATGCTAAGATGGCTACTCTAGTTACCGAATGGCGCCGAAGACAACATGGCATTATTAATCAAAGCCGCGAACTATATAAGTGGGCAGTTGATAATGGTGTTGCAAAGGAACAGGCCAGAGCTGTGCTTCCTGAAGGATTGACTGTAAGTCGCCTATATGTGAATGGAACTCTCCGTAGTTGGATTCACTATATTGACTTGCGGACTGCTAATGGTACACAGAAAGAGCATATGCAACTTGCAGATGCATGTGGTCGAGCTATTGCTCAGATATTCCCTATGGCGAAGAAGTATAATGCACTCTTTGACTAGACTGTGACAAAAATGTCACACTTTACAAGAAAATGCACTTTTTTTCAAATTAGTGCATTTTTTTGTTTACATTCCCTAAAAACTGTGGTAGAATCTATATAAATGATGGAGAAAGACTTATGGTAAATGTTAATGCAAAAGCTACCCTCGCCAAGCTTCTAGCTAAAGAGGGTATTTCTATTAAACACGGCTCATATGAAACAGCCTTCTTTGACGTTGAGTCAAGAACGCTTGGTCTTCCTTTGTGGAAAGATATGGATAAACTTTATGATCTTCTTGTAGGTCATGAAGTTGGTCATGCTTTGTTTACACCGGTTGAAGGTTGGAACAAAGCTGAAGAAGCTATCCCTGGTATTCCACGCGCATTTGTAAATATTGTGGAAGATATCCGTATTGAAAAGCTTATGCAACGTAAGTACCCTGGTCTTTCCATATCATTCAAGCGAGGTTATAGCGAGCTTTACGATCGTGATTTTTTCAAGATCGGTACATTTACTCATCTAAAAGCTTTCAACTATAAGTTGATTGACCGTTTGAATATCAAAGCAAAACTTCGTAATCTTGTAACATGTGAATTTACAACTGAAGAACTTCCTCTTGTTGAGGAAGCCTTTGCAGTTGAAACATGGGAAGATGTTCTTGAGGTTTGTAAAAAGCTTGTTGACTATGCAAACCAAGAACCTCAAAAAGAAATGCCATCAGATATGAAACCAAATATGGGTGAACAAAAGTCTGAAAATCCTAGTGGAGGATCTGGCAGCCAAAGTCAGTCAAAGAATAATGAGGAGGGAAATGCTCAGGAAAATCAAAAAGCTTCTGGAGAAAGCGAGTCTCAAGATCTTTCTGTGGAGGGTGGATCGCAAAATTCGCAAGTTCAAAGCAATGAAACAAATGAAGAAAGAGTAGAAACATCGGTAGGTGGCAAAGAAGCTGGTACATCAGGTTCTTCTATGCCAACATCTGATACACACACTGCTTATGAAGAAGCTTCAAAGGATTTGGTTGATCGCGATCGTGATGGCAGACCTGTTGGTATTGTTCACGGTCTTACCGATGATCAATGGAAAGAATGTGTAGTATCATACCAGCAAGTTGCTACAGCTCGTAAAGAATTGCATTCTTTCTATGGCGCTTGGGTAGAACAAGAACAAGCTGCTTGGGAGGAGTATGAAACTCAAACTAAGCGTTTTACACAGATCATGGCAAAAGAATTTGAAATGAAAAAAGCCGCATGGCGTGCTAAACGTGCTCAAACTGCTCGTTCAGGTAGCCTTGACGTAAATCGTCTTTATAGCTACAAGTACAATGATGATATCTTCAAGCGTATGACACATATGCCTGATGCTAAAAATCACGGCCTTTTCTTATTAGTTGATTGGTCAGGTTCTATGTGGAATGATCTTGGTTCTGTTATTAAGCAGGTTATGACTCTTACAGCATTTGCTAAAAAAGTCAACATTCCTTTTGAGGTTTATAGCTTCACCACAAATCGTAGGGAAGATGTATATAAAGTTGAAGATATGATCGATCACCACGAAATTCAAGTAGTTCACATGCTTTCAAGCCAAATGAAAAAACATGAATATAATGATGCATTTCGTCATTACCACAAGATGGCTTGGTCATTGAACGTTAAAGGTGGCTACGGCGCTCGTGAATGTTTTACTAAGTATGAAGAACTTGGTGGAACACCTCTCAATGCATGTCTTACATATATGCCTAAGATGATTAAAGACTTCCGTGCACGTACCGGTATTCAGAAAGTTATCTTTACAACATTGACAGATGGTTGTTCTTCTAGATGCTCTCAATATAGAGATACTTCAAGAGCTATTGTTGATGGTCGTGTACTGGACACAAAAGGTAATGAAACTGAAGTGTTGCTTGAGAATATTAAAAAGTATGCTGATAACGTTGTAGGTTACTTCCTTACACGAGGAGCTCGCGGCTGGGAGTTTAACTCAGCACTTCCTGCTAGCACTACATACGAGAAAGCACACGAATATCGTAAAGAATTTCTCAAAGAGAAAATGCTCCACTTTAAAGACGTTAAAGGATACAATGACTACTTCGTCCTTCGTTCTGATAAGAGCTCTCTTGATACAAACAATGCTGACTTTGAAGTAAGTAAAGTCGCCAAGAAGGGTGAAATTACACGAGCTTTCAAAAAGTTTTCAAAGTCCAAAAGAACCAATCGTGTTCTGGCCACTAAGCTTGCTGAGGCAGTAGCTTAGTGGAATCACCTTGCATAACTATCTGTAAACTGGATAACACAGGTATATGTGTAGGGTGTGGTAGAACTAAAGAACAGATTGCAACATGGTCAAGAATGACCGACTACCAGAGACGTAAAATCATGGATGACTTGAAAAAAAGTGAAAAAAAATGAAAAAAAGTGCATTTTATGGTGTACAATTGCTGAAAACTGTGGTAGAATATACTTACAAAATGAAAAATAGATGGAGACTATATTATGGAATTAAACTTTGCTCAGAAAGCCCTGGTCGAAAAGCTTGTTGCGGAATACCCAGGCAAAAATGAATTTTACCCAAAGCACCTTACAGCTTTGGCTGATGCTTTAAATATCCCACGTAGGGAAGCCTTTAACATTATCGATAAGATGCCTAAAGTTCGTAGAGGTGTCTATAACTTGGAAAATGTAGTTATACCTTTCCGAGCTAATCCACAGGAAAGTACGCCAGTGGCTACATCAGTACAATCAATTCGCAATAGCGAAATCTTTGTTCCAGCTAAGGATCAGTATTATGTTCCTTGGGGCAACTTCAAAGATGTTGAAAACATCATTCGTTCTAACATGTTTTATCCTGTTTACATTACTGGTCTTTCCGGTAACGGTAAAACTCTTATGGTTGAACAAGGTTGTGCTCGTGCAAATCGCGAATACATTCGAGTTCAAATCACACCTGAAACAGATGAAGATGATCTGATTGGTGGTTTCCGTTTGGTAAACGGTGAAACTGTTTTCTCTGAAGGTCCTGTTATTAAGGCTATGAAAGCCGGTGCAATCCTTCTTATCGATGAATTAGATCGTGGTTCAAATAAAATCATGTGTCTTCAAGGTGTACTTGAAGGTAAGCCAATCCTCATCAAAAAGACTGGTGAGATTGTTGAACCAGCATCTGGTTTCAATGTAATTGCTACTGCAAACACTAAAGGTAAAGGATCTGATGATGGTCGGTTCATTGCAGCCACAATCATTGATGAAGCTTTCCTTGAGCGTTTCACAATTACTATGGAACAGCCATACCCATCGCTTTCAATCGAAAAGAAAATCGTAATAAAGCACATGGAAAAGTATGGTAAGAAAGACCTGCAGTTTGCTGAAATGCTTTCGCAGTGGTCTGAAACTATCCGTAAAACTTACGAAGATGATGGAATCGATGAGCTGATTTCTACTCGTAGGCTTTGCCATATTACTCAAACATATGCTATCTTCAATGATCGTATGAAAGCTATCGAGCTCTGTGTCAATCGTTTTGATAATGACACTAAAGAAGCTTTTATCGATCTCTACTCAAAGGTTGATTTGTCAGTCAACGACGAAGTAGTGGACAATCCTGATCCTCAGGTTGATAACCTTGATGATATCCTTGACGCAGCTCTGGAGAATACT